CCCACCCTGCCCGCTTGTGAAGCTCACGCTATCAATCACGTCGCGAGCCGCGCCGCTGAACTCGAACTCGTGATAGTCAGCGTTGACCCGAATCCTCATTACGTTCACAGAAGCCCCGCAGACCACCCGCTGCACCGCCGTCACCGGCGTCCAGTAATCGAAAATGCTGACGCTGGGCAGTTCGAGCGCCGGCCGGTAACTCACCGCAGGCCCCGCCATCGCCCCCTGCTCCGGGACCCTGCTCAAAGGTGCGTTCAAGACCACTGTCCACCCGTCCACGACCGCACCCACAAACCGCAGTTCGTTGCCAATCCTGACGCCCTGCCCAGGCGCCAACCCATGCGGCTGAGCAAAACGGATCATCGTCTCCGTACTCCCCGCCGCGATGGCGCCTCCGGTGAACAGCTCAGGTCTCCCGCCTAGCGCCGCTTGGAACAACGGTCCGTACGAGGGCTCCCGGTCCTGCTCCCTCCAGCCTGTCATGTAAGTCCGCAGCGTGAAACTTGTCCGCTTCCTCAACCCTGCCGGCCAGCCCCCGAACGTCCGGCTGCCCGTCTTGTCCCGTCGTTCCCGTCGCTCCCACTGCTGTCGCACCGCCATCCTCACCGCAGGAATGCGGTTTCCCGCGCTGACGCTGGCCACTTCCCCGTACTTCTGCTCCAGCGCCACGTACCAACGATTCGCGTTCGACAATACGTACCTGGCCATCCTTGATAGCTCCTTCTATCTTTCCTCCCCGCCGTCCCTTCGCCTAGTCCGTGCTCGCGTCCAGCTCGAACCTGATCTTCGCCGCCTGCAGAAAATTCTTCCCGCCCGGCTTGATCGCCCCAAATTCTACCTTGTATCCCCCCGCGTAATACAAACCCTCCGCCCATGCGCCGCGGCTGCCTTCCAGCACGTTCGTAATCGCCTCCACATAACTCATCAATTGATCCGTCACACCCTCGAGATGATCGTGAGTGACCCGGATTTCAGCGACCATGTAAACCTTTCCCGAAAAGTTCCGAAACTTCTCTCTCCCCTGATTCGCTAGACCTTCGCAATAAACGTAAAGTCCGGGATACCGGACCTGAACGCTTCTCTCAGCGATCTCGCTGCTCACGTTCTGGAACCGCACCTGTTCGGCCTCGAGCGAGGGCAGCTCGATCCCGTCTCTTGCCGCAATTCTCGACGCCTCCGCAGCGAGTCTCCCTCCACCGGAGAGAATCTCCACGGCCCGCTTCGTCGCCTGGTTCCCCACAGCCGCCATCCTGTGACTCCTTCGCCTCAGCCCCTCAGCAGCAGGCTTGCTATCCCGAAAACCTCATTCCCCTCTTGGAATAGAAGTCCGCCTCGCCTCAGGTAATAGTCCGGTGCTTGACCCTCGCTCGGTCGCGGCCCATCCAGTAATCCCGCCGACGACTGCCGCCAGCTCTGTCCGATCGGTATCGGCGCCGAATTTTGCCGCCGCAGCGCTTCAGCCTCAAAACCCAGATACACATGCCAGCCGCTGATCCCTGCTGGCGCCGCTCCCGGCATCACCACCAGTCCTTGGTTCTCGCCGACATTCACGATCACCGCCTCGCTGGCCGCCCCCTCCTGTCCGCCTTCATCTACCCACGCAATCCTGACCCAATAAGTCGCGGCTGGCATCTCCATCGGCGCCAGCTCCACGACCGGCCGGCCAGCCTTATCAACAGGTCTCTCGACTATGCCAATGCCGGTATCCAGCAGCGCCGTCCACGCCCACGCCGCTTGTCTCTCCCACTCCCTGGCTCGCTCGCCGAACCGGTCGCTGCGCTGCCGGTGGGCCGCATCCCAATAGGCAAGAGCCAGAGACCTGAACGCGTGGCACTTCTCGAGAGGCTTGGTCACGCAGATGTTCCTGAGCTCCAGGTCGCCCCTGCCCGCAAGAATCAGGAACCGCCTCAGCTCGATCCCCAATTCCTCCCATGCGAGGTCTAGCTTGACCCCTAGGTCAATCCCCTCCTGCCGCGCCATTTCCAGCACGGTCGAATCGTAAGCGACCAGGTCCTCCAAATCGTTTCCTGCACCGTCTGTGAACAGGGCCATCCGCCCCTCCCTCACCCCTTCGACCTTTCCAGCATCCCCCGCAGAGCCTTCAGCTCGGCCTCCGGAATTACTGTCACCTGAATGCGGCTCGCGGCAGCCGCGCGCTCCGCCCGCACCCTCGCTTCCTCCAACTGCTTCCGGAACTCCCTGGCCTCCTCTTCCGTCGCCAGCCGCGCTTTCCCTTCCACGATCATCCGCGCCGCCACTGCTCTCGGCACCTCGTTGGGCACGCCGGCTTTTCCCCCATCCGGCGTTTCCTGGCTCACTACAACCGGATACTCTTCCGTAAGACCCGCCTCCACCTCACGCAGCTTCCGGTAATAAGCTCTCAAATCCATATGTCTCCCTCCTCTAAGTTCCGCGGGCCGGAGGCGCTTACCCCCGGCCCGCTCCTCTACCGACTACGTAAGCACCTGCACACCGAAGTTGTTCCTCAGCACCGCCACGCCGTACAGCACGTCCACCGTGAATTGCTGCGCCAGCGTGTTCGGCTGGTAACTCATAATGATCCGCATGCCGAAGTTGCCGAGCTCTGCGTATTCCGCAATCGCACCCGTCCCGGGCAACGGCTGCGGCAACCGCCTCATCACCAGCGCAAACGCGTTGCGCGCAAACGCAATGTTGTGCGTCGTTACCGGCGAGCTGCCTGTTTTCGCAACGAATTGGGAACGGAACACGTAAAAGTCCTTGATCTTCCCGACCGTCCCGTCCACCAACGCCCTCAAGCCGGCCTCTCCAGCCGTCTGATACTCGCTGAACCGCGGAATCTGCCGCAACTGCGAGTAAGTCGCCGCATCCACCACCAGATACTTCGGCTCGTTCGCAGGCACACGCGCCTGGAATAGCGCCGTCTCCGCCGCATCCACCACCGCCTCGGTGATCGGCGTCCCCGGCGCGCCCACAGGCGGATTCGCCGTCAGTTGCGCGTACAGATTCAGCAGGTCCGTCTCGATCTTCTCCGCCAGCGCTGCCATCGCGGGTTGCATGTACAGCTTCAACAGGTCCGGCACCGCCAGCACCTTCGTCACGTCCGGAACCAGGAACGTCGCCTCCGCATGGGTATTCAGCACGATCTGCGCGTTCCCCAGGCTCGGATTCTGTGGCTGCACGCTCCCGCCTTCCGCCAGGTTGTTCGCCACCAGCGTGGGCGGGATCGGCACGTTGACCGTGTCCCCGGCTTGCGCCAGGGTCGGCTCGTAATCGCGATTGACTAGGTTACCCATGACAAGGTTCCCTATCAAAGCAGGTAGCGCATCCACCGCCACCAGCTTTACAATCGCATTGGCTACGTTCTGTGATGTAATCGCAGGCATCTTTACCTCTCTGCTCCTTCCCCGCGACGCCTTCCTCCGACGCCGCGTCTAACCCCTCTGCCAGGCCATTCTCACCATCACCGGCTGCCCAGCAATTGCGACGCGATCCGCACGATCTCTTCACGGGCCCGTTCCGCTTCCTCCCGGCTCATGCCCGGCCGGATTCTCTCCAGCTCGATCGAGCTCGTCCCCGCGCCCGCATTTCTCGGTATCTCTACCGTCCCCGAACCCCCTCCTATGCGAGCCGGCAAGAATTCGGGATTTTCCTGCACGAACCGCGTCAGATACTCCCTCAGGCTCATCTCACCGTGTTCTCCACGTCCCATCAGCCTTCCGTCTTCGGTCCGGTAAATGTCGTCCTTTACCACCTTGAACGCTAGGTCCACCTTCGAAACGCCCAACCGTTGCAGCTCCGTACGTATCGCCGCACCCTTTTCCGCCTCCTCGCGAAGCTGCCTCTGCCGCCGGTTTTCCTCCGCCAGCTCGTTTAACCGCCGCTCCAGCTCCTCTCGCTTCCTCCTTTCCTCCATCAGCTCCGCCTTGTATGCCGGCTCGGCGTTCTGTTTTTGCAAATTGATGAACTCCTCGATAACCTGTCGTATCACCGCACGCCTCTCATCGGTTTCCGGCACCTCTCCCATTCCCTTCGTCTCTTCGCTCATTTCCTTACCTCCTTTTCACCAAACTTGCCCTGCATTCCCTCGATCTCTTCCTCAATTTCCTGTGCGATGCGCTCCTTCACCTCCTGTCGCGCGTCGCACAGATACTTGAACGCCAATCGCCTCAGTACCTCCTTCCTCAGAGTTTTCGAACCCGCCCCCAAAGCGAGCAGCCGCTCCGCATCCTCCAGCTCCGCGCGGAAGTCCCCAATATCGAACTCGTCCAGGCCCGAGACCCCCACCCGCACGCCGTCTTGCCTCGCCGCCGCAATTGTGTTCAGCACCCTCTTCATCGCGTCCTTGACCGCGTCTCCGTACGCCCGCAGAACCTCTTGGGTAATCGTGAAGTCCCGTTGCTTGCTCAGGCCGGACTGCGGCACTGTCCCCGCCAACCCTCCACCCGCTTGCGTCATCAAGTAACACACCCGGTAAATCTCGTCTTTCAGCCGGATCAGGTTGTCCATCGCAATCTGGTACACCTTCCCCTCGGGCTCTGTCCACCCAAAACGATCCTCCGGCCCCAACTGGATGTAGTACGATTCCCCCACCACTTGCCGGAAGTCCCGTTCCGAATAAACCACGGGCATCGCAAATAATCCCATGGTCAGCGCCCAGGAAAGTGCGTTCGACTTGTTGAAATGCTCTAGCTGAAGCAACGCCGCCTTGTTCATCAGCCAGAG